ATCAAGTACACCAGCCATTTGAAGTGCAGAAGCAACGTCAGATGAACAGATGATGATGTTACCTTTACCACGACGAGTATCTTTAGCGATTTGATTCGCCTCTTTCTCGATTTGGAACATCAAACCTTTGAACTTCTCTACTGACCAACGACCGTTTGAGTCAACGTCAAGGTTGAAAGTACCTGGAGTAGCTGTCTCAGTAGCAGCACCTTGTCGTGCAGTAGTGTAAACAGTACGTACAACTTCACGGTTGATTTCAGCAAGTAGTTCAGCTGAAAGCATGTTAGACAACTCTTGTTCTGCGTCTAGACCATGGATTGCTTTAAGGTCTTGAGCAAGTTCAGTTGAGTATTCTGCTTTCAAAGCACGTGATTTAGCAGAAACGGTCACTTTGTCAATTTGGAATGACATTTCTTTGAAAGTATTTTCGTCTAATGCTTCAGCAGCGCTTGTTGCCATACCTTTACCAGTGTTGGCAAGTGTCATAGCTGCACCAGTTGAGCTTGCTTGAGTACCAGTACCACCAAAGCCTGTGTCAGCTTCATTGTATAGCGCTTCAGCGTTAGGGGCATCAGCGCCACTGCCAGTACCGTCGCCTTGGTTACCAGAACCGTAAACAGAACGCATTGCAAAGATAAGACCAGTTGGACCAGTCATTGGCTGAACACCAACAATATCATATGCAATTAGGTTTGGCATAGCACGGCGTACTAAGTTGATTAATACAGGATCGTAGTTAGCTACGTCTGCAGTGTTTGTAGCAGGTGCTGCTTCGCCTAATAGCTGAGCGCTTGCACCGTATGATTGACCTTCACGAATCGCAGTTTCTGTGTTTTCCAGAATCTGTGCTGTGACGGCAGTTTTGTGTGAATTACCGATATCCGGAAGAGCGGAATGCTCTAGGACTGGTTTCCACTTATTAAGTAGGTCTTCGTTTCTCATGAAATTTCTCCTTTATTTGAGATTTTATTTTATCTACTATTTATAATAAATCGTTATTTTGCAGCAATTCGTCCAAGAGCGTCTGCATAAGCACTTACCATAGGATCAGCTAGATCGGTTTGTGCTTGCTTTCCATCTTCAACTGCTTCTTCTTCAAGAAATTCTGTTTCATCAGTAGGTGCAGTTGTTGATTCAGCAAAGTAATTCTCTTTAATTGCAGAAACTTTTGTAGTAAATTCGTCAACTGACTCGAATGAAACACCTTCTGAAAGAACTTTCAATTTCTCTGATTGAGTGTCTGTCAATCCTTCAGAAACTTCATTGAAAGCGATTGACAATTCTAGTTGTTGCTTTGCTTCTTTTACTGCGATCATTTCTTCTACTACTTCGTTATACTTAGTAGTTGATTCTTCAATCTTAGTTTCCATTTCTGCAATTGCGTCAACTTGAGTTTCATCGATTTCAAGGTTATGTTCTGAAACAAGACCTTTGATATTGTCAAGAAGTGATTGAGCAGTTTCAACTTTAAAGTTGTTTTCGATTTCAACTTTATTTGATTCTACCCAGCTCTCAACAACATAATCGAGATACGAGTCAACTTTTTCAACTAGATCTTCAACAGCAAAATCTACTTGCTCTTGTAAATCGTTTTCAAATTTCTCTTCAAGTACAGCAGTTTCTGCTAATACTTTTTCGTGAACAGCAGCTTCAAATACAGCAACTGTTTTCGTTTTAAAATCTTCAGTTAGTTCGGTGCCTTCGAACAATCCTTCGATTGCTTCATGTAGGCCGGCATCATTTGAACCTTCCGGGGTTTTAACATTCTTGTCTGCTTTGTCAGCTTTCTCGCCGCCGGATTTGTCACCCTTACGTTTCTTTGGGTTTCCACCTTCGGGAGTAGTTGCGTCTGCAGATTCAGAATCTTCCCCAGTAGCTTTTGCTTCTTCTAGATCGATGTCTAGATTTTCTACTTCTAGGTTATCACTCATCTTGACTTTCTCCTTTTTTGTATAAAGATATTTGTGTTTATTATTTATAAAATTTATGATTTTGCAATGGATTTGATGAATTTTTCAAACAAATGCCCTGCTTTTGCTTCCAATTCTTCAACAGAATATTTAGCGGTTTGCTTTATTTCTTCTTCGATTTGATCGAATGCGTTTGCCGCTGTCCATGAGGATGAAGCAACATCATATACCACTCAACACCTTCCATAACACCTTTAACAAAAGCGTCTGGAGCAGAAGGATCAGCAACGATATCTCCTGCAGTAGCCAGCATGAAATCTTTTTGCACTTCCATGATGCCGTCTTTGTTGGGTTTCATAGACCCCATACCACGAGATGAAATGCCTAGAACACCTTTTTCGTCCATGATGTTCTTGACAATTTTACCCATTGGGGTATCCATGATTTTCGCTCGGCCAACGATATTAGAACCGTCCGCCTTCAATTCTGTAAACATATGTGATACACGATCAAGGTTAATAGTTGGTCCTGCAGGGTGACCTAACTCGCCATATGCACGATTTTTCTTAACATAAGTTTCGTTGTATCGCTGTGTTTCTTTTTGTAGAACGTCTTTAGGATACATACGACCATTACGGTTCTTAATATCACCTTGCATGATGATACCTTCGATGAAGTAATTTTTCTTACCTGTTTTCTCACCTTCTTCATTGAGAACGTCTTCACAGATGTAATTTACTTCTTCATTAATTTCTTTTATTAGTAATGACATACCTTTCTCCTACTTACGAGTCTTGCTCATTGCGAAATCCATCATCTTCATGAATCCGTCTTGAGTCTTATTAATCGTGTCAGCAAATTTCTTTTGATTTTGTTTGTTCAGTTTGTCGTACACTTGTACTAAGGCGCTAGCAGTAAACGCATCCACTTTTGATCGTGAACCGTCACCGAACTTAACTGTTTGCGCCCCTTTCTTTTTTACAATAGAACGCAAACTGTCTAGAACAGCTTCATCTAATGATTCTAATTCAGCATCGATTTCTTCGTAAACAGTTTCATCTTCTTTTTCTGTACGATCTGCTTTTTTAGTTTTATCCTTTTTACCTTCTTTTTCAGGCTTAGGAACTTTGTAATCATCAGGAAGATCTTTAACATCGACCATGTGCTTATCAGCAAAGTTTTGCTCGTCAGGCGACTTAATTTTGTCCGTTGCTTCGGCTGCGAACTGCTTAAAAGATTTCATTTTTAGTCCTCGGTTTCTAATTCAGTTTCTACAGGAGCTGCTGATTGTGGTTCAGCAACATTGTACGTTGAATCATAATGTGCTTGTAGCGCACTATCCATTTTTGCACCCATCGCAGTATCGAATGAAGATTCAAAACTTGAGGCGTCTTTTTCAACGGCACTTCTAATCATATCTACAATATTACTCATTTTCACTTCTCCTATTTTTTCTTACAATTATTATTTATTAAAATTTGTATGTTAGAACGACCCGTCATCCTGGGTATCGCCTTCATCACCTTCTTTGTCTTCCTCATCAGCGATTTGATCTTTCATCTTTTCAATTTCATCTTCGTTCATCATTAATACATTTCCTCTTACCCAATCTTCTGAGTAATATTTACCTGTGTATTCATCGATGTCACGAAGAATTTGTAATCTGTTTTGCAGAATTTCTGCAGTTTTCAATTCATCGAAATGATTATCAATTTGGAAATCATATCGTATGTTTTGTTTGATTTCATTCCAATCCTCAGGTGTAATAACGCCTTTCAAGATTAGTTGTTTCTCTAACACTTTATCAAACAATATTGAAAATCTTGCACGTAATCTACGAATGAACTTCGAGAATTTAACTTCATCACGACTGATCTCTGATGCTCTGCCTAGCGAGAAACCTGAATCAGATTCTAATCGTGAAATAGGAACATTTAACGCTTTATACAATCTTTTCTGGAAGTATAGCACATCTTCCATTTCACCAAGGTTTTGTCCACCTGGTAATGTTGTAATCTCTGTTCCTCTTCCGCCTTCTCTACGTGGCAACCAAAAGTCATCAGTCATTGACATATGTCTTCTGTCATCACGTACTTCACCTGAACTCGCATCATATACAACACGATTCTTGTGTTTTGTCATCATATCACGCAAGTATTGCTCTGCCTTCATTTTAGGCAAATTACCCACATCAATATAAAACACTCTGCGTTCTGGTGCTCTAGAGATACGATAAATCGTTACCGCATCTTCCATCATTCTTAATTGATTCAATGGTTTGAACGCTTTATGTAAATGCGACAATACTAATGAATTATTTTCATTCATCAAACCTGAGTTTGTATGAACAATTGAATCTTTAGCAATCTTTAATCCTGATGTTGCAGGACCGCTTGTGATGCTTGTATTCTGTGTAGCATTAAATCCTTTTTCATTATAGATATAATACTCATTCTTAATTCGTTTCACGAATCCGGGATTGCCCGTTGATCCTACCTTTTCCTTTTCGTACTCACGAATCTTTCTAATCTTTCGTGGATCGATGTAACGTAATTCTTGTATACCTTTCTTTGGAGCGGTTTCATCAATTAGTACGTGATAGTTTAATCGCCCATCTACATACCATTTTGAGAAAATATCATAACCGATGTTTGAAAAATCAAGCATTTGCAAAATTGTATCAAACTCTTCTCTGACCTTTTTCTTTATCCCGTCAGATAGAGGCAAGTCATCAGTAACGCATTCAACAGGTTTTTCGTTGAAGGTTATGTTGACCGCCTCATTTACAATATCATCTACAGCAGCAACCACCTCGGGTTGTTGCATCATGGTTCGATATTTCTGAACCACTTCCGCTTCGGATTTTGCAGCACCCTCTAAATCAAGGAAACTACTGATTGCTCCGCCAGCGGCAGAAACATTAACCGCACCATCATCCTGGGTCGGTTCAACAAATGATTTTACATTCTTGTTTTCTTCTTCTTTTCTCTGAATTTGAAAACCAAAAAGTTCAATCGCCATTATATATACTCCTTAAGAAAGAGATAGGGGCAAAACTGCCCCTTCTCGATTAAGCGTTAGTTCCGCCAGTTCCGGTAATACCGCCAACTACTTCCCAATAATCGAAGTCGAAGGTTACGTCAAATGTTTCAATAGCATCTACTGTTTCCCAATCTAATGGAATAGATGCAATTGACTGAGGATAAATTCCGTTAAACTGATAAGTGCGAAGTGGAACACCTGTCTTAGAATATTGTATCACTTGCGCTTGTGCTTTGTACTGTGAAGGAGATGCTGTTCCTAACCCTCGTAGATTACCTACGTGTGAGTTTATTGCTGCACTCCATTGTTCCATCGCATCACGAACAAGGAAATCCTCGTCATTGATGATAGTCACAGTCCATTGTGGGAATGTTCTATCACCAGCTAATTTAAGTTTACGGCCGAAGTACGGTACTTCGATTGTGCCTAAACTTGATTCTGGAATCTGAGTAGCCCTAACCATAAACGGCACTTTGATGTCTGCTACGCCAGTTACAGGATTTGTGATCTGTACCTGGAAAAGAGACCCTTTAGCGCCACCAGCGGTTAACTGACTTCTCATTTCATTAATGTTGAAAGCCATTTGTTACTACTCCTTTATTGACCTATAATTTCGTTAAATTCTACACCAGTTCGTACTGCAACAAAGTTCAATTGAATGAAGTTAATAGAACGAGCAGGTTTAATGTAGATGTCACCAATAAATCTGTTTGTGTCAATAACTTCGCCAGTGTTGTTTGTTTCATCACAAACCACTTTAAAGTCATAAATACCTCGTCTACCTTGAACATCACGCAAGAAAGGTTCAATCATGTTTCTGAATGTTCCTCGTGTGAATTCATCATTGAACTCGAACAATGTACTCTTAGATGCTAATGCAATTGCTTTCTCTAAAACAATGAACAATCTGCGTACATTGATTCGATCAAATGCACTTGGATTTCTTTGCATCGTCTTATCACCAAATAAGATCGCACCAGAACCTGGTTCAATAATTACTGGGTTTACATTGTTTTTGTATAACAAATCACGTTGTGTTTTATTAGGGTTCAACTTAAGTTTAACAACATTCTTAATTTGACCTCTATTGTAACCTGCAGGAGAGAACCAAGGATCTCTTTCTTCATCAGTTCTTGCACATAATCCAGCAACATCACCATTCAATGGAATCCAAGCGTATTTGTCATTGTACTTATCATATTGATATTTATACCCGCTATCAATAGCGGAATATGAACTTCCGGATAAGCCCACTGTATAAGCAACAATCTTTTGAGCACTATCATCTGTTAATTGAGGTGATAAGAAAGCAACACAATCTTTTCGTGATTCTGCAATGTTATCCATTACATAGTTTTGAATATCAGTATTTGCCATGCCGGTAACAAGCAATGAAATGTCAACGTCTTCAGGATTTTTGTATATATCCCAACCTGCCATTACTTTTCCTGTTGAAAAATTATCTGCTGTTTCAGATTCACCGTCGCTACCTGAACCTAATACTTCAGTAAATGTACCCAAAATATTAGTGTCCACTGTACTATCAACAACATCAGTTTGAATATCGATATAATCTGAATTTAATTCTAACAGATCTCGAAGATAAGCAGTTGACCCGTCGAATTGTTTTGCGCCAGTGTCAGTAGCCGAAACATTACCATAAGTTTCTAAAACTGTACCCGCAACACCTGAAAATTCGCCCCCAGCATCAATCACAGCAACGTGAACACGACCTCCTGCAGGAGCGATGTCAAATACGTCTGCCCCTTCCCACTGATATCCATATGATTTACCACTAAGAGTCGGACCCCAATATTTGTTTTTTAGGACCAATGAAATTGTGTTTGCGGTAGGCTCGTGAGAACCCACTGAATCAATTTCATACTCATTATCATCAACAACAATATATCCACCAGCTTCAAAATAATTGTTTACAGTTGAAGTTGATGCAATAGTTGTGAATTGACCTTGATTGCCACCTGCTAGTGCAAACAAATTAATTGCAGTAGGTGTTTCTGCTAGCGCACCTGCTTCGGTAGCCGACAGTTGGAAGTTGTTTGCATTGTTTACGATAACGTAATAAACTTGGCCAGTGCTTAATCCGCCGATAGTATTTGCGCCATCTGACCCATCTTCGTTATCGTATGTTAAAGCTTGACCTGTTGTGTACCCGTGACCTGTGATAGTGAAACTATTACCGGCTGCATCGCCATCAGCACCGTCATCAACTCGAACAACAGATGATGAACTGCCGTCAAAACCAGTTGTAGTACCTGATGATGGCGTTGCGCCTTGAACTGTTACGTCAAATGATCCTTGCGTTAATGAAATTGTAGAACTTGGCGCTCCATTTGCATCAAAAAAACTACTAGCGCCATCATCACAAGCAATGACCTTTAGTGAATTGCCCAATAGCCCTTTGTATTTTGCGCTAAATGTTGTAGCGCCTGCTTTAATAGCAGTTGAATCATCGGTTCGTGTTACATATAGCGTGCTGCTGTATGATAAAAAGTTGGCCGCTGAAAAGAATGATTGTTGGTTACTCCATGTGCCATCTGCACTGATGTATGGTTTACCAAACCTTGCTGCTAGTTGTGATTATGAACTAATCAGCACTCTTTCATTCGTTGGACCCCAACGAAAAGTACCTACAAAAGCACCCTCGCTAGTACCAACAGCAGGCACAGCATTTGTTAAATCAATTTCGCTGACATTTATGCCTGGACTTAGTTGAAAAGCCATTTGTCATTTCTCCCTTTTTTATTATAAGTTAATACTTTTTCAAGTTTTTGTTTTGTTCTATTATTTATAATATACTTGATTTAGAAGGTAAACCAACGATCTCCTGACGGATCAGTAAAAGATTCCTCAGCGTCATTTAATGTATTGAATCCCATTGGAAGCATGCTTTCCATCATTGCTTCATCCTTACCTTCTTTTAATAGTTGCATAGTATTAATATCAGTCAATTCTTTAAAATATGCTTGAGTTGACAACCATGCGAAGAGCACTAAACACATTACTG